GTGCAACTTAAATGCGTTACAACCCAGCTAGAAATCGGAGATTATTGCAGCGCATCGGCAACTGATAATGTAGTTACACTATCAAGCACTCTAGATGCAGAAAAAGGTTGGGCAGTCGGGTATGCTCTGGAAACGGTAGCAACTGGAGCGACAGGCATGGTGAGGATATTAAAGTAAAATGGCAGATACAACAGGAGAACAAGATCTAAGAGCAGAGAATGTATCTAGGATAGTTAAAGGATTTGCACTACAAGAGTATAAGATGAAACAGCTTTGCATGATTCAGAACAGCAAAGCATGGACTGAAACCTATTACAAAGAAACGGCGGCAGACTTAGTGGGGAAAGATACCACAGCCAGCGGCACAGTCAAGGGAGTCCCAAGATTAGCAAATTTCCCTTATGGTGAAGTTAGTTGGACTGAGACTTCTGGAAGGAATCAAAAATACGGCATGGAAGGAGTTATATCATGGGAAGATGGCAAAACAAATGCCATCGATGTAATCGCAAGAACACTTCTAAGGATTGCCAGGGCAGTAACCAAATCAGTCGATGCCACAATCGCAGCTGCAATATTGGGCAGCGCAGGCAACACAACAGCAGCAAATGCTACATGGGACAACGCAGTCATAGCAGACCAAAACCCCATCCAGGATATACTAGATGCAAAGGCATTTATCGAAGTGAACAATTATAACCCAAACAAAAATGGTTACCTTTTAGTTCACCCCACCGACTTTTCTCACTTACTGGGAAACGCTAACATAAGAAACGCTGGGCAATTTTACACCGATTCGGTAACCCGAAACGGAGTAATTGGAAAGATTCTAGGATTGACCCTAATCTCTTCTAACTCAGTTACAGAAGGAGGGGCTCAGGTAGTAGTAGGCAAAGAAGCTTGCACATGGAAAAGCGTTGTCGGATTGACTGTAAAGACAATCTACGACCCAGGCGTAAAATACACCATCAGAGCGTTTGAGGTAGGGCAGATTCAAATAGTTAACCCCGATGCAATTTGTAAAATAACAGGAGTTTAAATGGGAGCAGCCACACTTTTATATAATGGAGATGTCGGAGAAACGGCAGCCATTATAACAGCCTGCAGCACAAATGCAGCAAACACATTAATCGTAATACCAGGCGCAAACGGATTACAAGTTAGTATCTATTTGCAGGGGTCATAGAAATGAGTAAAGCAAACAGAAGAAAAGTTTATGATAGATTAGTGGCAGAAGGCAGACTAGACAAAGACGACGGCGCACTTGTCAAAGAGTTCGGAGAGCCAAAAACACCACCAAAATTCGAAGAGCCAAAAACACCAACATCTAACCCAGTTCTGAAAGGCGCATTTAAAGGCGTTAAGATGGTGAAGAAATAATGGCAGGCGGAGGAGGAGGGGATGGTATCCCTGTAATCACCCCAAAAGAGATAGATGTCTCGGGTTGTGTTCAAGCCAATGCAACAAACGGAACGCCATCGCTTACTAATATACTACCTGCTGTTGTCGGAACCACAACTATTGGAATGTGGCTAGAAGTATCAGTCCAGGGCGTAAAGTATTATATTCCAATGTGGACGTAAAGTTTATATACTTATTCTTCTAAATTAGATTATGGCTAGAAAAATCTCCAATATGTTCAACACTCCTAAGAAGGACACCCGCAGAACCGAACGCGGATCTGCGGGATATGATAATGCCAGGGAAAACATCGACCCTCATGTCAGGACACAAGTCGTTAACACTAAAGAGATAGTTCAAGATGGAATCCATTATGAGCTATCCAACCTCATGCCAAGACTCTCGTTTGTTGTAGACCCCGATGGAACGAGAGACTATACTAGTATCCAGGAAGCATTAAACGCCTTGCCGGCAACAGGCGGGGAAATCTTCGTAAATGCTGGAACTTATGTTCTTACTTCTACTATAACTATCCCTAATTCCAATACATCAATAAGGGGTGCAGGAGCCAGCACACTCTTAGATGTTGATAGGGTAGCGGGAACAGTATTCGACACAGATGGGAACGATAATATTGAGATTGAAAAGCTCAGAATTGTAAGCAACGACATAACCAACACCAATATAGGCATACATCTAAACGGCTCAGATAGGTGCATAATAAGAAACACCTGGCTCGACACGATGGAAATATCAATAAAGGTAGAAGGGAATTACAACACAATCGAAGCAAAAACAGGCGGCGGACACGGAAACGCCATAAGTGTGATATGGTTACTAGACTCAAATTATAATCTTATAAATAATCTCTGGAGTGAAATGTTTACAAACATCGGAATTGACATTGAAAACTCAGACTTCAACATAGTCAAGAGCAATATCATAACCTCGGCAAACAATGGCATCGAAGTAGATGCAACAAGTAACAAAAATGTTTTAACAGATAACACTTTCCAGGGCATAACAGGGACAGCAATCGTTGATGGAGGAGTTGATACCCAAATCGGGCACAACATCACATAATGGCAGAACAACATAGCGGATTTGAAGGAACAGGAAACATTGACCTAAATACTAACTCTAAAAAATTAACTTGTCCAGACCCGACAGCAGACCAAGAAGCAGCAACTAAAAAATACCATGACGACAATCTACCCGCTAGTTTATGGGAAGTTGATGGCACAGAAACCCAACTAGTTACACCTGATGAAATTGATATGCAAGATAAGGACATAAAAGCTGCCAAAGACATAACTATGGCGGGCTACTTCTTAAATATTATGGCAGCAAGCGATGTCACAGGGATGTATATAGACGGAGGAACTACCCCTTATTCTGGAAGCTCAACCACCCAGGGCATCAAGTTAATAAAATCAACTGCCGCCGCTGCAAGCGCCAACGCAGTAAATCAGACAGGATTCAGTTCGACAATCGGACAGCAACATACACTTAACGGCACAAACGCATTTGTAACGCAAATTACAAAAGGGGGGTCTCTCAACGCAACAATAAACGGCGCTCACTCTATCGTCCCAATGTTTATGAATTTTACCGAGCAAAATTATGGCCTAGAGATGGGTGTCCTCAGAAATGCTGGAATCCATACAGGGGGAAGCATGGATGTATTCAATTATGGGACAGCCAGCTCAGTAACAGACAAAACAGGGATAAATGCAGCAGGAAAAACAGTTACAGTCAAAAATTATGGCAGTTCATCAATTCTATTAATCACAGGCACAGAAACAGCGGGAACATTAACAAAAACTAATTATGGAAACTACATAAAAGTAACTGGAATCGGAACAAACTACGGTCTATATGTTGATGCAATCACAGGAGGCGCAACCCATTACGCAATCTATACAAACGCGGGGGATGTCCGTTTCGGCGATGATACTTATTGGGAAGGGGCAGGCTCAGGCCTTCCTTTTGGCTCATGCTCTGGCTATCATATAGCCTGGACACAAGTAGCAGCCCAGAATACATGGTATAATGTAAGCGATTCAGATATGATTGATGGACAGCTAAACCTAGTTACACATGACGGCTCAGGAAAGCTCACAGTAGCCAAAGCAGGCGTTTACAAGATAGATGTATCTTTAGACATAGAAGTATCTGCAGCAAATAAGCACACCGAAATAGGCTTTGAAATCACAGGAAGCGGCTCTGCTGCAACCGAAGGAATCGTATGCAAAGAGAATGTCGGAGCAAACAATGAATTTAATATGTCCACGACTGCGCTCCTATCATTAGCTGCAAACGCTACGATAGAATTATGCGTAAGGACAACAGACATAGGAACCCCAACTATAAGTGTTGATTGCGTTAATTTAAATTGCGTTCAAATCGGCGGCAATTAATCACTACTACTCTACCTTCCATCATTTCTTTTATTACCCTCTTATCTTTTTATAATCTGTTTAAGAAGTAGCCTGCTAACTATTCAAATAGACTTCTGGAATCGCTGATATATAAACCTTCTGATTATAGGTCTACTTATACCATATAATAGTAACTATATTATAGACAACCTATAACTATATAAATGAGTATCATATAATAGTAATCGTTCCCCCAGAACTTACAATAGGAAGTAAGTCAGAATTAGAGCTGGCTTACTTTCTTTATAATTAATCGGGAGGGCTTTTACTTGAAATAGAGTATGAGTAATGATAACATGGTTGCAGTAATGCAACCTAGTCAGGGTTAAACTCCCATCCTCCCGTCATAATCAAGAGGCGATAAACATGGGAAATAAACAAGAAATCAAGAAAAGTGAAGCAAGAATTCTAATCTATCTAGAGAACAGCGATAAGACTCTGCATTTTGTAAGGCAGATTTCTACAAAGCTAGACACAGATTACGGTTACATACAGAAGATACTTAAGAACATGAAGGAGAAGGGTTGGATAGGCAGCGAGAAGAGCGCGGCCCATCCATCGAGAACTTACTACCACCTAACCCAACAGGGAGAATGGAAGCTCATAGTCGCAAGGAATCTAGTTGCGGAACATATAAAAGGAGAAGATGCAAAATGACCGTAGAAAAGGTAGGAGTAGAGAGAATAGTGCAAGCACCCGTATTAATAGATGAAGGAGTGCATAAAGGAATAGTAATTGGAGTAGAACCAAGAACAGACCCATACAAATATCTTGATGTAGTGATTGAGTTCGATGAAGGGAAGAGGATAAAAGCAGGATATGCAGACTACCTAAGCACAGTATCAAAATTAGGTTTACTCCTGGCGCGGTTTGGTGTAGATGTATCAACACCGGGCACCATAATAAAGCCTGATAAAGAACTAATCGGCAAGAAGTGCCAATTCATGACACTAAACAAAGCCAAAGACGGCAAGACTTACGCTAATGTAGTGCCTGAGAGTGTCAAGCCGTGCAAGTAAACTTAAAGGGCTTTGGCTGCAAATACTTCGATGGTGATCTATGCTATTACCATGTGATCCATCCAAAGCCAGACTACCCGGCATCAGGCAAAGCGTTTAAGTGTCCAGAGAAAGACAAACATCAGAGGGAAAAATGTCCATTAACAAGATAAAAAGGATAATGTGGCGATTAAGGGAGAAGAACACAACCGCATACTACTTACTAAAGGAAGTAAGAAGGGCTATCATCTTCGAGGTTGGTTGTGATGAAAGAACCATCACAAAGTATATTAAGCTCCTAAAAGAAACAGAGCTACTAAAGAGGAACGACAGATACCACTTTGTAGACATAGCAGGAGTTATATGATGGTGTCCACACTAAAAATGTCCTGGACGCCCGCCGTTATGCGGAACGCTGCAAATAAAGGTGAAGTAAGCACCAACCCGCGCCACGCCACTCGCCCAGGACAAAGTCGCTCACTTCGTGATGCTCAAACCCTACTGCCTACCTGGTCAGTATGGGCAACAAGTGGAGCTCCACATCTAGTTTGCCCTCATATACAGTCAACTTACATTAAAACCCACCCCCGAAAGACCACCATCCCACCCCTCCTCCCGACCCTCCTCCCGACCCCGCCCACCCTCCTAGTTATGATTGATTAAGACTATAACGAATCTGCTTGGTTGTTGTTGTATAAATAACCCAGGCTATGAGAAAATTATTACAAATGGAGGATTACCATGAAAG